CCTTTGTATAGTACAGTCATTTCGAATCACTCCTTATTCATTCGATTTCGGTCGGGCCCCGTTTACCAGGGCCCGCCGATTTGACTTTCCGTTGTTAGCTTATGACGTCTTCCAGGAAGACGCCCAGGTCGGAACCAGTTATCTTGTAATCGAAGGCGTGTTTCCCCTTCAGGAAATCGCGGTCCCGTTCTTCCTGGACCGTCGGGATTATGGCGGTTGTGAAGCCGCTTCCGTCCAGGTCCCACACGAAGGTATAACCCGCGGAAGGTTCGTCAATGGCGGGTGTCGGCGCGACGTACAGAAGAAGCGCGTTCTTCCCCCAAACAAAAGCCTGGGTTGCTGTGTCGGCCCCTTCAATGGAAGTCCGCTGAACGGCCTTCCCAATAATCAGGCGTTCAATGTCCAGGGCTTCGGCGACTTGCTGTTCTTTCAGGATACCGCGCCCCGTGTATTTGAACATATCCAGAAGGACGGGGTTTCGGCGAAGCTTGCTGAATACTTGCTTCCCGATTACCAGGGTATTCGGTTCGACGCCCGTATTCTGAAGGACGGTGTCTTTGTATCCGTCTATATCTTCAGGCGGGTTCGCGTTGTCTTCGTCGTCCCAGGCCACAAAGTCGGCCCCGACGTCGGGGTTCGTGTCCCATACGGCCGTCACGAAGATATCCGCGGCGATTTGGATTTCGCGGTTCAGCGCGAATTGATGTGATAACCAGTTCGTCCCCGACCGTTCCAGGTTGATTGCGACGTCCGCGTTCTTCTTCTTTTCCCAGGCTATCCCATAACCCAGGTGATAAATGTCGCAATAGTATTCGTCATTCGAAAGCTTCATGCGGCCTTCAGGATAAGTGTCGCCAGGTGTGCGAACTTCAACCTGGTTGGTCAACCAGGACCCCTTGTCCCAAACGTAATACTTGTCGGATTGCTTTTCAACCGTGACAAGCGGGAATACCTGGTCGGCTATGAACGATTTGTTTTTATAAGCGATTGCGATTTCCGACAAGGCCGAATCAATATGAACGTCGCCCGAAGTCGGATTTCCGAAGAATCGTTTCATTTTAGAATTTCCCCCTTTTCAATTTAGTTTACTACTGGCGGCGTTTATGCCGTGTCTATTGCGGACGGGAAGTTGAACAGGAAGACGCCCATTTCGCCGTCGTTTTCGGCGGCCTTGACGCACATTCCGACACAATGGCAAGTCGTGTCCGTGGTTTCCCAAAGCGCGACCTTCCCGCCGCTGGCGATTCGGACCTTTTCCCCTTCGTCTATTGCTTCCGATACGACGGCGGGCGCGCGGCCAACAATCAGGACTTGCGCGTCTTCCCCGTCTTCGGGGTCATTGATTATCAGGCCGACGGGTATGTCGGCGTCATTGGTTGTCAAAGCAACGACCCCGTCGCTTTCCATTTTACAACCGTAATATTGCTTTGACGAAAAGTCGTCGCCCGACTTCATGGATTCGGTCCAGATAAGCTTATTGTTGTATCCCATTCCCATTGAATTATTCCCCCTTTTCAGATTTTACTTTCGACCAGTTTTTGACTAGCCTATTGATTCCAGGTTTCCCGCCTTGCGAAGTATAGGTCGGGGTGTGATTTGGAAACGGCTTCAATGGCCTGGACCTTCGTCGCTTCCGTGTGCGCGTCCATGTATTTTTGAACTTCGTTGTCGAAGTCCGTCGGGCCCGCGCTTCGGGTTGTTCCGATTACCTTCCCCGCTTCAACGGCCAGGTTGTTCGCGGCTTCCAGGGCGGCGAACTGGTCGTCGGCGGCTTCCTTGCCAGCCTTTGATTCTATGTCGGCAAGCTTGACCGCGTGTTCGGTCGGGGTTCCTGGAATAGACGTGAATTTCGCTGTCTTTTCCTTCCAGGCGGAAAGGGCGGTTTGACTGTCCAGTCGCTTTGTCAGGTCGGCGATTTTATCATTCGCCTTTTGAAGTTCCTTCGCCAGTTCCCCTTCCATTTCTTCAGGCGGAACGACGGCGGCGGCGGCTTTGTCAATCAAAGCCTTCAAAGCGGCCGTGACTTCTTCTTCGGTCGCTTCTTCGCCCAGGCCCAATAATGCGGCGATAACTTTCAGTTCCATTTGATAATTTCCCCCTTCTTTGTCGTTTTTATCCAGGGCGTCATTCCCCTGGTCCTTTGCGGCGCGTGATTCGGGGGACCCGTCCCCCTGGTCGGCGGTATGACTTCCGTTGACCATGCGTTCGAATAGTTCGGTTATGTTCCCGAACAATGCCCTGAATAGCGGCGCGCCTTTCTTCCCCTTGATTATGTCCGCGACCTTCCCTTTGATTTCGTCGAACTCCGAACGAAGGGTCGCGGGGTCGGGTAATTGTTCGCCCAATTTGAACGAATATACCCGCGCGCCTTTCCTGGCCCCGCCGAATACCAGGGCCTTTTCAAGCGTCGCGCCTTCAACTGCTGGTTCTTCCGCGCCTAGTAAAGCGACGCCCGTTATGACGGGACCGTATTCCCCGATTGCGTCTTCAATCTCGACGGACACGTTCGAATATTGACCGCCTTCGATAAGGTCCGCTATCGGTTCAGGTATGTTTCCGAAAGTGGCGACGTTCCAGTCGCCCTTCCGTTCAAGGGCCGTTATATTGCCGACTTTACATTGACCCTGGCCATTGTCGCCCGTGACCACTTCGACGGGGACCCCCAGGGCTTCGGCTATCTTCGAATTGAAATCGTCGGACGTGTGTCCGCATTTCACGGGTACCATGACGGGAACCCCCGCCTTGAACGCCAGGACCATGTTGTCCAGGTCTTCGCCCGACCAGGTCCGTTCGTTACCCGCGCTATCCGTCCAGGTCCCCAGGGCGAAAACGTACACGCCCTTGACGGTTTTCATGTTCGGGGCCTGGTATTGTTTGACCCAACCGAAGGCCGCCTTTTCGAAGCCCGCTTCCAGGACCGCGGCTTCCGCTAATTCGAAAGCTTCCTTTTCGGGCTTGTCAGCGACCAGGGCCGCGTCGTAAGCATTCAACCAGGGTTCGGGATATTTGGATTCCGACAATGTCGTCGGCCAGGTTCCAAGTATCTTCTTATGTAACCAGGCGCAAAAGCCTTCGGGACTGGACTTGCTCGAATTCTGAACAACACAATCGTTGAAATCAGCGTACGGTCCGAATGGCATTATTCTGTACCCCCTTTTTAACGGCGTCACATGGACGCCAGGCTTGCGTTACCCGTTCGCCCGAACACAACGCCACAAGCCCGCAAATGGGGCAATCCTGGAAGGACTGGTTCCCCATTCCGCGGGTCAGGTCTTCGTTCACTTTCATTTCGTTGTGACAATTCGGGCACTCCATTTCCTTTGACCCCCGACCAGGTCGGAAAACAAAACAACCCCGAAGGACGGTCAATCCGTCTGTCGGGGTTGGTCGGGCCAACTGTGGGCGGTCATTGCCGCCTATATTCGATTGTTAAACTTGCGCCGCTTCCGCGACCTGGTCCTTTCGAACATTATCGGTCCGTGAATTGATAATGTCAAGTAACGATTGAATCGGGATAATGGCGACGTGCTTTTCCCCATGTCGGCGGTCCTTGATTACCAGGTTTTCGCCGACGACCTGGGCCAGCTTTTCGGTTCCGCAACAATCGCAATATATGACGTCGCCGTTTATCATAATTCTAGTCTTCCGCCAGGGCGCAAAGTTGTTTCGCTGTGACCGCGTCCAGGGTATAGTTCAGTTCCTTTGAAACGGCCGTGAATTCAATATCAATGGACGTTCCGTCGTCCTGGGCCTTGAAGCTATTCTGGAAGCCCCCTGGCGTTGTGGTCCCCGATATTTCGCGGAACTTCGAACTTATATCATGGACCTGGCCTTCCGCGTCCGTGACCAGGACTTCGGTCCCTTCCGTGTTCCTTGTGATTCTCATTTTATTAGCGTCAGCCATGATTCAATTCCCCCTTTTCGTTTAGCGTGAAGGCTTTCCGATTGGCCCCTTGCCGCCGCCCTTCCCCGTTCCTTTGCCTTTTCCCCCGCTTCTGATTTTACTTCCAGGACAAGGTTTCGTTGCCATGATTATATTCCCCCTTTCGTTTAATCGTCATATACGCCGCGTCGCCATTGGCCGTCGCGGTTGACTTCAATGTGACAACGACAATTCCCGCGACAAGTGACTTGTCCAGCGGGGACGGTCGGAAGGGACCGCCAGCCGTCTTTGTATTCGCCCGCCAATTCCGCGCAACCGTAGAATCCAGGTGACGCGTGACAATGGACCGCCCGCGGGTCCAGGACCCAACGAACGGGTTCAGGCGGTAATCCCTGGGAAGCCCGTTCGTCTTCGCGAACGCCGCCCAGGGTCTTTTCGGTTTCGAATATAGCGACCCAATAACCGCCCGCATATTGCGCGGGCATGGAACGCCCCGCCAGGGTCGCGTTCTTAATGGCCAGGGCGACGGACTTTTGTTGTTCAACGGCCAGGCCGCCGATTCCGCCAACGGCCAAAGGAAGGGCCAGGGCCAGGGCCAGGGTCAGCTTTTCATGTATCCTGGGGACCAGGTTCTTTCGAATCAGTTCCACGTTGTCGCGGATTTGTCGGTCAGTCGTTACCAGGACCGCGGGAAGTTCGTATCGTGAACCCGCGGCGGTCTTTGCCGCGGACTTGATTCCCGCCGACTGGATTTCGACCAGGCGCGCTTCCAGCTTTGGGATTTGCGCGTCCAGGTAAGCTTGAAGTTCAGGAAGGGGCTTGCCTTCTTTGGTCAACCTGGCCAGGTCCCGCTTTACGGCCGCGGCCCATTTGTCATATACCGCGACCAGCTTCCGTTGTTGACGGTTGGTCTTTGTTTCGTAATCCCCCGAACCGATTCGTTGCTTTTGTCCCGCCTTCGGCCTGGCGACGAAATGACGCTTTCCACGGGGCACGTTTCGAATGAACCTATTCCCGAACGGTATCGGGATTCGCTTCCCCGCGAACCAGGCGTCCAGGTTGTTGACTGTGAAAAGTTCATTGACGGTCAAGGAAGGACGCGCTTCTGAATTAAGATATTTCAAAGTCAAATGGGGCTGGTATTCGTGTTCCTTCGAATAGGTAATATTCGCCAGGTCCAGGGCAACGGCCAATCGGCGGCGGTATTCTTCCAGGGAAGGGGAAACGACGACGGCGAAAAGCGGACGTTCGTCGTTTTCTTCGAAGACGTCGGTCCCCGCCAGGCGTATTTCGAATTCTTCATATTCCGCCGCCAGGGAAGACGCCAGGCGACGGATAATGGTCCGCTGGTCGTCGTTCAGGTCGGCGTTGTCGTAAAAATAGAATAAGGTCACATGAAGGTCTTCGGGCGGTTCCCCGCCTGGGATAGCAATTCGGGCCGCGACGTTATTCGGAATCGTTACGGCCAGCATTGCGCCTTTGGAATTCGCGGCGAATTCCGCCTGAATAGTCGGCCGACGTTTCAATGCGACGCCCATTATTTCGCCCCCGCTGTGACCTTTCCGTCCAGGTCCTTGACTTGCTTCCCCAGGGCGTCCAGTTTACCAGGAAGGTCGAACAAGCCGCCCATTGGCGGTTGTTCAATATCACGAAGGCCCCCGCGTTCTTCTTCGGGAAGTTCGGGAAGGTCGGCGATTGCCCGCAAGTGGTCTTCGTCCAGGTCGGTCGGCGTAAAGATTCCCGCGCCCTTCGCCGTGTTCAATGCTGTGATAAGTCCGTTCAGGTCAACGGTCCCTGGCTTTTCCCAAACAATCTTCGGGTATCCCGAAATACCCGACCAGGCGTTGAACCTGAAAAGGTACGGGACCAGTTGAAGGTTCCAGGCTTCCAGAAGGTAACGCTGGACCGCTTCCAGAACAAGCGTGAAGAAGTCCTGGGAACCTTTGACAAGCGACTGTGTCCCGACGCTTCCCATGCCTAGAATCAGGAATTGCGCGAAGAAGCGCATTAGCGTTATTTTATGCCAGCGGTCAATTACCTGGTTGACGTCGTATATCTTCGACCCGCCGCCGTACGCTTGAATGTCCACGCCAGGCGGGGCGATAAGGTAAGCTTCTTCGTCCTTCCGAAGGCCCTTCAATGCCTTTTTCAGGTCGTCCATGTCGGCCGTTTCGAAGTTGTCGTCGGTCAGCTTCGCGTACGGCATACCGCCGACGTCCCGTTCGATTCCGATTCCTTCCAGGTCTTCCAGGTTCCGCGCGAACTTATAAGGCCGATACAAGGCCCGAAGAATTGACTTGCCTTGCGGGTTTCCTTTGCGTCCGCGGAAGGTGAAGTGAACGCATTTCGAAATCGGTATCGTATAGGTCCCGCCGAAGTTCGGGTCCCGCTGGACGAATGCTTCCAGCTTGTCGTTTTCGGCTTCGTTGTATTGCCAGCGGTCCAGGCTATCTTGACCGCGCGGGTCAATGTTCTTCAACCATAAGCGGCCGTCGGCCCGTTTGTCCAGGACGATTTCCGACAAGGCGAAGCCGAAGTCCAGGCATTCCAGGGCGTCTTCAACGTGTGATATCCACGTTTGCCCGTCCATGTTGTTCATTACGTCCCACAACCAGGTCGCGGCCGCTTCGTCGTTCGGCGCGCCCCCTGGGGATTGTTCAACGTCGAACTGTGCGGCCTGAAGTGGAAGCTTGATTGCGTCAACCAGGGCCCCGCATATCGGGTCGTCGCGCATTTCCAAGTATAGCTTGACTTCGGTTGACCAGTTCTTGATTGCGTTCAGGTATTCTTCGCGGATTTGGCCGCCGATATGTTTCAACCCCGTGACGCCGATTATGGTCCGAAGATTCCCGCCCCCGCTGTCGTCTTGATGATTAGAGGAACGCCGCCCTTGTGTATCCAGGCGGCGTCGTTGACTTCTCTTTGAATTGGGGTCGGGTGCTGTATAACCCCTTCGTGAAGGTTTCGTTCCTTGCTGTGTCATATAGTTGACCCCCTTTGATTATTTCGGGCCTTTTCAAAAGTTTACTTCCTATTACCAGGGAAGTCAATCACGCCAGCGGGACTTCCTGGTTTCGTGTTCAACTCCCGCCCGTCCAGTCTTCAATCGCGGCTTCAGGTATCGCAACCCGTGAACCAGGACGTCCACAATATCGTCATGGGCCCCCGTCGGGAAGTTCCCGACTTCGTTCAGGAAGTCGGCCAACCAGGGGGCGAAGCGGGGAATCAGGACTTGTCCCGCTTCCATGACGCCCGTTGTCGTGTGGGCCCGTGTGACCTTGTCGTCCACGGCCTTGATTGCCCGAATCGGGACCTGGGCGTCGCGGCGTAATTGCTGAATAAGGGATATCCCCGACGACTTGTCTTCGATAATGACATGGTCAGGATTCCATTTCGAATATTGCGCTTCGGTCGCGCGGACAAGGTCGGGATATATGACCCTGGCGACGTATAGGTCCAGAAGGAAGTATCGCCGCGGCTTCGCTGTGTATCCGATTGTCAGGCAAGCGGAACGGTCATGCTTTTGTTTGTCCTTTTGGGCCGTGTCCCATACCTGAACAATGCGGGACCAGTTCTTCGGAAGGTCTTCGTCGTCGTATGTCTTGAACCAGCCCGTCTTGATAATCCCGCCGCCTTCAGGTTGCGGGCGGCCGTCATATAGCGCGGTCCGCCAGTACGGACCAGCGGCGGCCCTGGACGCTTTGATTGACGGCGCGTCGTACCGTTCAGGCCAAAGGGCTTCCCCTGGTTTCCGTCCCAGGGGGTCGTTGTCTTCGGCCAGGGCGGGAAGGTTTATGACTTCCCAGGGGTCGGGTATAGCGTCTTCGTCCAGGAAGGCGTCTTCGTCGTCTTCGGGCGGATTCCCCAGGACGGCCCCCGCCAGGTCTTGTTCATGCCAGCGGGTCATAATCAGGATAATGGACCCCCCAGGGGCAAGCCTGGTCCTGGCGACGGACCGATACCAGTTCCAGTTCCGCTTCCGATACACGGGGGAAAGGGCTTCAGCGTCGTTTTTAATCGGGTCGTCAATGATAATCAGGTCGAACCCGCGACCCGTGAACGGTCCCCCGATACCCGCGACGAACATTCCGCCGCCGTATCCCCGAAGATTCCAGCGGCCCTTCGCCTTCGTATCCTGGCGAAGTTCCAGGCCCAGGTCTTCGGCGTTTTCGTTGATTGTGTCCTTCGCCTTTCCGCCCCATTCCGAAGCGTATCCCATTTCGTACGACGCCAGGCCGACCTTCTTCCAGGGGAACTTCTTCAGGAACCACACGGGCGTATAATGCGACACAAGTTCTGATTTGCCATGTTGGGGCGGGACCGTGAAGACGAAGAAGCGCGAACCCAGGGCGATTTCGGATATTCGGTCGGACAAGTATTCGATATGACGGGGCCTGGTATAGGACCCGCGGGAAAGGTACGCGCCGACCGTTGACGGCGTCCTGGTCCAGTTCCGAAGGTCTTCAGCTTCGCGGACATTTAC